CTGTGGTTAGTGTGGGAAACGGAAGTTCTTTTAAATGTGCAACTAAGAAAAAAATACATAGAATGTTTAAGGACAAGTTTAAAACACTGGCATGATTATTTCTAACTCAAACAATTTTGTAGTTATAAGACCCCCTAAAACTGGGTCTACTTCCTTAATCTATTATTTTTTTAAGTCAGGGTTAGTGCATAAGCAAGACCCATACGTAGTAGACGGCCCGTTTAATACGTGGGAATCTTTTGAGGCGTATCACAATAAGTATGGGGAAGACTACACTCACCTCCCTGAAGTAGCCAAAAAAAATAGAGGAGAAGGTTTAATTAGAAAAAACGTACATATTACTTTCGACGAGCTTGTAGAGAAAAATTTAATAACGGAAACAATGCCTTGTGTGGCAACAATTAGGAACCCGTTAGAACGCTATTCCTCAGCTTTTTACTATATTAGAAAAATCAGGTATAGCAAGACAGGGTTTAGTAACACGCCGTATTCAAGCCCAAATGCTTTTTGGGAGGCGTTAAAAAACAAAGAACCGGGTATGAGCGTAAAAAGGCCCCAGTGCGACTATTTTCCAGACCACGCTGTACTGTTTAACACCGAAAACCTACATGAGCACGTTAGTAAGTACATACTTGAAAGGGGAGGTAAAGTGGACGGTAAAATAGAAATGCGGAAAAACCCTGACAACAAGCTAGATGTGTTCCTCACAGAGCTTACACCCGACAGGAAGCAAGATATACTAGACACCTATGCCAAAGACTTTGAGCTTTGGGAAAAGGCATACGCGGTATACAATTAAGCAATATTGAGTAGTAGGAGCAGTCTCGTGGACAAAGAAGAGATGGCAAAACTGGTCGAGCAGTCGGCTGAACTGGGGGCCAGGAAGGCCCTGAGAAACATAGGGTTGAGTGATGATGATGCCCTGTCAGATGTCTCCGAGCTTCGGGGCTTACTCGACTCCTGGCGTGCTGCAAAGCGTACCGTGGCTAAAACTGTGCTACAGGCAATAACCACCTTAGTCTTGGGCGGGTTGCTGGCTGGGTCTTACTTTAATTTCTTCGGCAAGCAATGAAACACCATGGTAGGCGAACTGGTTTTACTGATCAAAGGACTCGATACCGCTTTTAATTTAGTGCAAGCGTCCTTGAAGAAGAAAAAGCAAGTTGAGCAGATGGGCGCTGAAATATCAGGGTTCTTTGCCAGTAAGGAAGCTGTAGAGAACAAGATTGCCGAGTCCAAAAAGAACGATAAAGGCACGTATTCAGGCAGTGCTCTAGAAGAAGCAATTCAGATTCAGAACCAAGAAGACCGCATTGCTGACATGATGAAGGAAATAGGCCGTGAGTACTCACGCCAAGGGAAGTCCCCGCAGTGGCAAAAGGTCCAGAAGAACGCAATTAAGATCCAGAAAGACCGCGACTTCCGGTACAACATGCACATGAGAAAGAAACGAGTACAGGTGCAAAAAGATAGCGAGTTCTACCTTGTCGTAAAACTCGTCGTTGGCCTCGTGGTACTAATGCTCGGTTTAACCAGTTTAGTTTTTCTACTCGCACTTAATTAAGGAGTTAAAAATGGAAATGATAAAAACAGGTCTAGCTAAGATAGGTGGCCCCGTATGGCGGCTAATACAGACTAGCAAACATCATCACATTGGCGCTGCTGTAGTACTCGTAGTGCTTGGTGTTGTTCTGTGGGTCGTCATTTAAGATGCTGTCTACTCTTGCTGCTTTAGCTGGTCCCATCACAGGTCTGTTGGACCAATTTATCGAGGACAAGGACAAGAAAAATGCGCTCGTGCATGAAATCGCAACCTTGGCGGACAAGCATCACCAAGAGCTGATGCTGGCGCAGATCTCTGTTAATCGAGAAGAAGCCAAGGGCAATTGGTTTCAATCGTCTTGGAGACCAGCTACTGCCTGGGTTTGTGTAGCCGGGATAGCTATAAATTTCCTTGTTTCCCCTCTCGCGGCTCCCTTCGGAATTATAGTTCCGCAGGTGGACACTTCAGTAACTATGCCCCTGCTGCTTGGCCTACTTGGCCTTACTACGGCCAGGACATACGAGCGTGTAAAAAAAGTAGGAAAGTAATAGAAATGCAGAACTTGATCGAAATGCTTAAACGGCATGAGGGCGAGGTTGTCACCAATGGCCGTCACCTTATCTACAAGTGCTCTGCGGGTCACTGGACCATAGGTATTGGTAGGAATGTAGATGTTAACGGGGGTCTAGGACTTTCAGACAAAGAAGTAGACTTCTTGCTAGAGCAAGATATCGAGCGCGTAATTAAGGAGTTAAGCTCGGAGTACGGCTGGTTCAACGATCTGGATGACGTGCGAAAAGATGCTATGATTGATATCAGTTTCAACCTCGGTGCAACAAGACTGCGGAAGTTTGTCTTAGCCTTGGATGCGATGGCAACGGCAGACTACAAGATTGCCGCAGAAGAATTCTTAGATTCCGATTGGAGCCGTCAAGTAAAGGGCCGTTCCGCTGAACTTGCACATATGATCGCCACAGGCGAGTACCCTGAATAAGGTAACAGCATGGCTTACTTTCGACTGGCGCTAAAAGCCGGCATGGACAAGCAGAACACAGAATACGGCGCAGAGGGCGGTTGGACGGACGGCGACAACGTCCGTTTCCGGTTTGGTCTTCCTGAAAAAATAGGCGGATGGACTAACTTCAACGGCTCTGCTTCCTATTTGGTCGGTTTTTCTAGCGAGACTTTTTCTTGGAATAACAACGCAGGCGTACCGTATTTAGCGGTCGGCACTGAGCGAAAGGTATATGTCTCCGTCGGCGGAGCGTGGTCCGACATTACACCCCTTAGAGCAACCACTGCGGCAGGCGATGTTACGTTTGCAGCGACTAACGGCTCGGCTTTACTCACAGTCACGGACACGGCTCACGGTGCGGACACTGGTGATTTTGTCACTTTTTCTGGCGCAGTTAGCTTGGGCGGAGTAATCACTGCGGACATTCTGAATTCTGAGTGGGAAATCACAGAGGTACTTACCTCTTCTACCTACACGATTACCGCTCCTGTTGCTGCTAATGCGAGTGACACAGGTAATGGCGGAGGCTCAATTGTAGGTGCTTATCAGATCAATGTTGGCGCGGATCGAAGCTTCTTTGACTTCGGATGGGGAACTGGAACTTGGGGCGCAAGTACGTGGGGAACGGCCCGAACAGTGGTAACTCAACCGAGCATTTTTGCTCGCATCTGGAAGTTTGATCAATTTGGTCAAGTGCTTATTATGCAAGCTGTTAATGGTGCAATTTATAACTGGGACCCAGCCTCCGGCACAGACCAGAGAGCGACAGTGGTCTCAGGAGCGCCGACCAAGAGCACCTTTGCGCTAATATCCTCGCCCGACAGGCATCTAGTCTGCTTCGGTACGGAAACAACCGTTGGTGATCCTACGACCCAAGACCCTCTTTTTGTCCGGTTCTCAGATCAAGAGAACATCAACGATTTCGTGGAAACCGCTATCAACACGGCAGGCGGACAGAAGCTCTCTGATGGCAACCGGATCATGACAGCGGTCCGCTCTCGCGGTCAGATACTTATTTTCACTGACACGTCGCTGCACGGCATGCAGTATATTGGACCTCCTTATACCTTTGGTTTCAGCCAATTAGGCAGTAATTGCGGAGCACTGGGTCCGCATGCGGCGGTAGATGTGAACGGCCTGGCGCTTTGGATGGGTCCAGAAGCTTTCTATGCTTTCGACGGAACTGTCAAGAAAATACAATGCACGGTTCAGGACTATGTCTTCAGCGACATCAATCTAGTCCAAGAAGATAAAGTCTATGCAGCTCTTAATACCGATTACAACGAGATAACGTGGTTCTACTGCAGTGCCGGCTCTGACTTTGTTGACCGCAATGTGACCTACAATTACTTGGAAAGCGTCTGGTCAGTAGGCTCACTAGCACGCACCTCATGGCAGGATGTGGACACCTTCGAGAAGCCCACGGCCACCGAGTATTTGAAAGACAGCACAGCGGCCACTCTGACCACTATATATGGCCTGACAGCAGGACGAAGTCTGGTTTACAGGCAAGAAGACGGCTACAACCAAGCGGATGGCACGGCTGTGTCAGCGGTCATCGAATCGGGTTATTTTGATATTGGTGACGGTGATGACATGCTCTACATGAAGCGATTCATACCGGATTTTAAGGACCAGCTAGAGAACCTGACTGTCAATCTTTTGCTGCGCCCATACCCGCAGGCCACTGCTAACCCAAGCTCGTTGGACCCTTACGTCATTACACCGACTACTGAAAAGGTGGATACCCGCGCACGCGGAAGGCAAATAGCTATCAAGATCACAAGCACGGACGTAGGAGCTTGGTGGCGCTATGGCACTTTGCGCGTGGACATACAACCGGATGGCCTCAGATGACAAAAATCACAAATGTGCGTTTACCCAACGCGGCTCAGGGTGAGTATAGCCCACAGCAATTCGACCAGCTTGTAAGGTCTTTGGAGCAGATTGTGCTGCAGTTAAACGCCTCTTACACGCCGATTGTTACGCAGCAAAACAGCAACAAACGCGCTTGGTACGAAGGATAATTCATGGCAGACAAGTACTTACGGCAATCGCTGGTTCCCGCTGCAGCCACTGAGACTGCTATATACATAGTTCCGGCAGCGAACTCGGCGATGATACGGTCACTGCGCGTGACTAACGCCAATGCGTCTTCGGCAGACATCACTGTGGTCCAGAATAATGCCGATAGTGCCACGGCTCATTATCTATACAAAGCGCAGGCTTTAGCAGCAGATGCAACAGTCGATGTGTTCAATGGCATACCGTGTATTTTGGAAGAGGCCAACGTGCTAAAAGTGACCTCTAGCCAGGCAGATACCACTTTTTACCTCTCCTATTTAGAGGTTGATAGAAACTAATTTTATCGCCATAATTGACGCTATTCCGCGTCTTCTGGCGCGCGACCCTGTGTGGTCCCATCAAATAAAGGACGTAAATCATGGCCGAAGCGATGCCGGGTGCTGCACCCGCCCCCACAATGGAAGACTTTGCTGCTTTCGAGCAGATACGACAAGAAGTCTCTCCGTCTGAAATCAACGAAACCCTACTATCTGCGGCAGCTGAAGCTGATCCGATGGCCGTGGCAGAGTTTAAATCAGAGCTGCGGAACTTGGATCTACCTCCCGAAGTGCTCGATGCCCTCGACGGCATGGTCGATGAAATCCTAGCCACTCCTGAGCGCTATGCTGAGATTCGAGCACATTACCTCACACAAGATATGTCCGAAGAGCTGTTACCTGAAGCCTTTGATCCTGAGTTCTTTGGCGCTCTAAGTATTGCATTGGATGAGATCCGAGCCACTAGCGGTGAACCGGCAAGAGCACCACAGGGCTTTGCCCACGGCGGTATAGCGAGCCTTGGCCGTAACGGCGACACTATGCTTGCTCACGTCACGCCTGAAGAGATGAGAATGCTCAAAGATAGGGGCGGCGCCGGCACGATTAACCCCAGAACAGGCCTGCCTGAGTTTTTCTCATTAAAGAAAATATTTAAAAAAATAGGCCGAGCAGTCAAGAAGTTTGCAAGATCTACGATCGGTAAGATTGTTATCGGCACGGCCTTGTTTATGTTTGCCGGCCCTATGGCCGCTCAGTTTATGGGCCTACAGGCAGGTGGAATGGCTGCAACAGCCGTATCTGGTTTTGTTGCCGGAACAGGGAGCTCTTTAGCCGCAGGAGAAAGTCTTAAAGACTCACTCAAAGCGGGTGCTATTGGCGGAATCATAGCAGGTGCTTCCCAGGGCGTGTCTAATACTTTTGGATCAGGAACGGATCTTACGGGAGCTACACAACGTGCAGCAAAGACCGCGGCTGAAGAGGCTTCTAAACAAGCGGCCACTTCTTTAGCCCCTAGCTCCGTTTCCTTAACAGGCCCTGCTGCAGCGCCAGGTACGACAGGTCAGATTACCGGCCTTCCTGGGGCTGGGACTACTGTGACCGACCCTAATGCTCTTTTGAGAATGCCGCAAAGTGCCGCGGCTCCTGTGACCGACCCTAATGCTCTTTTGAGAACGCCGCAAAGTATCCCGGTTAACCAAGGGTTTACAGCAGGTCCTGCTACAACACCTGCTGCTTTTGCCCCTCGTCCTGTTGCAACCGTGCCAGGCACTGTCAATCAGGCGGCTTTAAATACCGGCCCAGGGTTCAGTCTCTCGACAGGGACAGCTATCCCCCCTGGCCCAGCCCAAGGTATCGGAGCTTTTACTGGCTCAGGTACTGGCCCCGCGAGCACAGTACCTAATACTTTCACACAGAATATAAAAGGCGCTTTAACCCCTGGCAAACAGGACGGAATAGGTTTTGTTGATGGACTTAAAGGCGCCGGTAGACAGGCCTATGATTTTATCTCTCCTTCCGCAAGAGAAGCCGCTGGCGCTAATAACATAATCTCTAAGTATGGTCCGCTCGCAGCCACAGGTCTTGGCGTTATGGGTCTCGCAGGAGGATTTGACTCAGAGTCCCCTGGTATCCCAGAGGGCTATGGCGGAATGATGGATGACCCTGCTCAGGCGCTTATTGATGCGAACCCAGAGCTTTACCGCTTGCGGTTTGGCGGCGTCAGGCCCATAAGTGGCACTACTTATCAGACCTACGCTCCTCCTCCGGTTTACACAGCAGCACACGGCAGTGACTCACGAGGTGTGGCGAGTCAGCACTTCCCTGAAATGGATGGGCCTATTAACGGACCAGGCACTGGCACAAGCGATGACGTGCCGGCAATGCTCTCAGATGGTGAGTTTGTCTTCACGGCCAAGGCTGTACGGAACATGGGCGACGGATCACGGCGCAAAGGGGCGAAGAAAATGTACGCCCTTATGAAGAAACTGGAGGCAAGATAACCATGGTGGACATGACGTACCAAACCCAGTATATCCGTGAGGCCCCTGAGATTGAGGCGCGGAAAAAGCAGATTCTAGCGGAGAGCTATCGCCTATATAACGAGCCGATGGACCTTCCTTTTGTAGAAGCGGCAGCAATGTCTGGGACTGAACAGCAGGCGATGGATTTTGCCAAGCAGGGCGTAGGATCTTTTGAGCCTTACATACAGGCTGCTTCCCAGGGCGTTAGCCAGGGCATGGATCTGACCCAGCGCGGCGCTTTAGCGGCAGGCGCGGTTGACACAACAAATCAGTTTCAATCGGCTCAAGACATGCTCGGCAGAGCTGTTCCAGTTATGGGACAAGGCATTGGCGGGATTCTAGGGTCGGCGCAAGCTTATGACCCTAACATGGCTGAAAATTATTTTAATCCTTACCAAAAGCAGGTCACCCAAGGCGGCTTGAAGGAGATGAATCGCCAGGCGGACATCCAACGCCAAGGCAACGCGGCCCAAGCCGTTAGTGCAGGTGCTTTTGGCGGTACACGCGAAGGTGTGCAGCGTGCTGAGTTTGACCGCGGCGTACAGGATTTAATGCAGCAGAAGATCATGCAGGACTACGCCCAGAATTATCAACAAGCTCAAGCGGCAGCAATGACCGGCTTTGAGCAACAGCAGGGGCGACAACTAGCCGGCGGCCAGGCTCTAGGTCAGGCCGGTTTGCAGTTCGGTAATCTCGGAGAAGGGATCGGCGGCTTAACTGCACAGCAAGCCGGAGTAGATATCAGTAAAGGCCAAGCACTTGGTCAGCTAGGCGGTCAAATGGGCCAACTTGGTCAGCAATACGGAGCCTTGGGCCAAGCTACACAGCAGCTCGGCGCAGCTGATACTGCCTTACTTGCAGGGCTTGGCGGTCTTGAGAGAGGAATAGAGCAGGGCCAGATGGACGCCATCCGTACCAATCAGACGCAAAGGGCCATGGCGCCTTACCAACAGCTCGGCTTTTTATCAGATATCTTTAAGGGCGCGCCTTCTACACAGATGGCATTAACCGCGCAATCTGCACCGAGCGCCAGTCCGATGCAATCAGCAGTAGGACTGGGTGTTGGAGCCTTAACCACAGGTGCAGCTGCCAAAGGCTTATTTGGTAGCTAACTTATTAGGACTTAGGGAATAAAAATGCAAGAAAATATTCAAATGGTTGACGATGATGAGATCGAGAATGTCGGCATCATGAGTGGTTTCATGGACGATCTCGAAGAGCTAATGAGCGAAATCGACGCCGAGGAGATGGAGGGCGAAGATGCCGACATGGCAGCGATGATGGGTCGCACGCCGGATTCACCTGAGATCCTGATGAATAATCTGCGCGGTGATATGCGTTCTATTGACGCCAGGCGAGAAGAATTAGCGGACCTAGTAGGTGCTCGTGAAGCCGAGGAAACGCCCGAAGGCGTTTTAGCGCTGCTTCAGCCGGTGTTGGCGCAGCAACAAGCTGCCCCGCCTATGCCGATGGCGCCTCCTATGCCGCCCCAAGGAATGCCTCCAGAGATGATGGGAATGCCTCCGCAGGGCATGCCACCTCAAGGAATGCCACCTCAAGGAATGCCACCACCGCCCATGGGCATCGAGTCAATTAGTGTTGACGAGACAATAATGCCTGGTATGTATCGAGGCGGGCCAGTCCAAAATTTTAACCAAGGGTCCGGCGCGATGGGCGTGACTCCTTCAAATGACGCTTTTTCAGCGTACCCGTCTGACGTAGTTGAAGAAGCACAACGAAGAGTTCGCCATATGGTAGATGGCGGTATGGTGCAGAATTACAATCGAGGCGGCCCGGTACAACATTTCCAAGAGGGCTCTACACCAGAGGCGGTTTCGCCAGTAACTGCTCCTCCTATAGACATAGAGGCTATTCTTGCCGCGTATGCACAAAGCTCACCGGAAGCGCCTTCGACACTAACCGACGAGTACAATGATCTACTGCCTTTATACAAAAGTATTTTGGGATCTGATGAAACCAGTGACGCTTCTAGAAATCAAATGCTCCTGGACATCGGCCAAGCAGCGTTTCAGTACGGCTCTAACGTGGGGCCCGATGGGCGACCTATGCAGGGATCTGGTGCGGCCAGGCTAAGTCAATCACTAGCGCCTTTGGCGGGTAAATTTAGTGCCAGGTCTGCAGCGACGGATAAAGAAGGCCAGGCAATTAAAATGTTAGCTCTGCAGTCGGCGCAGAAAGAAAGAGCCGCGGCCCAAGCTTTAGAGCTTGAGAGAAGGCAAAATGCAGTAACCCCAATGAGTGCAGAGCAAAAAACAGCGTATGGCATAATAGGAGAACAGGCTAAACTTCCCTGGGTCATGACAGCGAAAGGACCTGACCTGCCTGGCGGTTACCCGACACCCTCTACTGTCCCCGATGCTACTAACAAAGCGTGGGAGGAAGTTTACAGAGGCATGGCTACAGGCTTTTCTACGACACGGGGCGCGGCTCAAAAGTCGTTGGGGCTCATGCCTACTATCGACGCATTATTGGAATTGTCTCCTGCAATTGGTTCAGGTTTCCAGCAAGAGGTGCTTGCTAGATTATTCCCCGGCAGTGAGGAACTAGAAGCGGAAACGGCCTACATTAACCTAGTTAGTAGCGTGCTTCCACAAATGAGGGCGCCAGGCAGTGGTGCTCAGTCCGACAAAGATATCGAGGTACTACGACTGGGCTTTGGTTCTATTAATCAAACACCACGAGTCAGGGAACTAACGCTTCAGGCGCTT